AGTTACATAGTCCGTTTGCACAATAGTCCCAACGTTGGGTATGGCAGTAGCGGCAACGTCAAACTCTACGTTAGCGTCCGTTGGCACAGCAGCAGCCCAAGTAGCACCCGTTAAAGTTGGGTTTTTTAATAAAGCTACTTCATAGTTTTGGCTGGTTGTAGGTAAGAACTGTATCCGATTTGGCAACACTACAGCCCCTAAAGCCGTTGAAGCTAGTCTTATGGAAACTATGGGGTAAAAAGTTGCTGCGGTATCAATATTAGTAAATACCGTAGTCCGCCTAGCCACATGGTCAATAGACGTTTGTTCGTACCCGCCTGAAGAATAGACGCTAGAGCAAATTTGTTTCATAGACGAACTAGTAGCCGTGGTAGCCGTATTTCTAATCTCGTAGCGTACAGGCAGGATAGCCGTGGTCATATAGACGGTAGTATTGATATTGTCGTTGTGGAAGGTATGGCAGACTACAAATTGACCATCCTCAAAGAACCCGCACCGCACATCCCCCACGCCCAGCCATTCAAAGTCAATTGCCAGAATCTGGGTTTTGGTTACGTCAATAATACGACCGCTAGGCCCTGTGCCGTCTAGTTTGTCCCCGTTCCAGTTGGCTTGGGTAATGGTGGTATCAATAGGCGCACCGCTGGTATAAGACCTAAGAACAAACGCTAGGGTAGTATCGTTTTGCTGTAAAAACACCCCATTTTGGGTATTAAAGTACCCTACTCGTTGGCGTAGTCCTGTTTTCCCAGCATTCATAGTAAAGGTGGCTAATAAGCCTAGCCCTTTGCCAGGTTGGTAAGGCATGGTGCGGTAAGTCTGTCTTACCACCTCAGAGCCGTTAGTGGTGGTTACATCTAACCGAACTGTCGATTCATTCGGTAAATAAGTAGTAGACCCTCCCGAAGCGGTGCTGGTGTCAAACTGATTATCAATTGCAAAGCGGTTTTGGCTGTCAAATAAAGTGTATGGCTCAGCTACTACCAATCGGTTAAAAGCATCTACGTTAGTGGGTGGGAACGTTACATAGGTTGGGTTGTTTATTGTTCCACTCATAGCTTGCACCAATTGTCCAATAGCGTTGTCTATTTCATTAAAATAAAGACGTAGCTGGTTTTTAAATAATTCCTGTTGTTGCTGACTGTATTCTGGGCTGGCAATAATTAAATTGGGAGCCTTCGATGGGCGAAGCTGGATAAGAGCCATTATCTGCGTCCATCGGGTCTAATATCAATCCTAGGGCTACCAAGCTGCCATTGTACGCCTAAGCCTGTAGAATCAATCCTAAAGGCCATTTGGCGACCCCGAATACGGGTATATACCTGTCCGGTGTACTCCTCAACCGGGAACGAAGCGGTACGGGTTACTGTAGGGTTGTTGGCTGTGCCATAGGGGGTACCTGAATTAACCCTTGGTTTTACTGTGAGCGTAACGGAAGGATTGGCTGTCGTAGACCCAGCGAAAGTCAGGTCAGGTAGGATACGCCATACAAAGCCAAAGTTATGCCCATCACCTATGTCAAAGTCAGAGGTCTGTATATAAGACACAATTGGCAAAGCCGTATTACCATCTGATTCGTCATCCACAGAAGCCTCATGGTAAAGCAGGCGTCCGTTGTAGTCCGCAGCAAATGGGAAGTCACGTAAGCCTGAGCGTAGCCAAGCGGTGCGTGCCATGGTGCCATAATACCAGCTCTGTTCCATAATGTTATAGATGACATAGCTGTCAATTACGTTAGAGCCCGTAGAGGGGTAGAACCACCAGATTTCGTTAAATTCCTCGTTGTAGCCTACGTTACATTGCCAGGCTTGGTCCTTGTTCAGTCGTCCATAAACAAAGCTTCTTAATGAGCAAGGCAAGGTCTGGACTCGGCCATCGTAGAAGTAGAACTTGTCGGTTCCCATCCAATACGTAATGTTATTAACCGTAATTACAGCATTTGGTCCCATTAAAGTAATGTTGTCTTGGATAATATTAAAGCCCCAAACAAAAGGCGGTCCAAGGTATTGCATAGAGTAAATAGCAGAATCGGTCCAGATTAAAATCTCTTGGCGAGTGTTCCGTGCTGCTAGAATAAATGAGCCATTACTTAAACGGAATTCTCCTGACTGATTGGTTGCAGCAGGAACCCAATCATACGGGTTTTCTTGGTCTGACCACCGCACGAGCATTGGGTCAAACGGGGTGTTGGCGTTGGTTGAGTCGTATGAATTAGACCCAAAGCAAATCACAAAGCGTTGAATAGCAGAAGCTACAATCTGGTTGGTTTGTGTAGGCACAAATTGACCTAAAAAGCCTTGTGAAGTAGACTCGGAGGCTAAGGTAACACCTCTAGCGGTTACTCCACTTGTTGCATCCCAATAGTAAGGCTGTCCGCCTCGAGGGGCAAATACCAAGTCCTCACCAAAGTTATCTTGTGTCCATAGGCGAAGCTGTTCACCCACGCTAAGCGGAGCACCTGAGCCCCAAGCTAAACGGCTCCAGTAACTTGCACCCCAGCCGTTACCGGCGGTATAGGTATCTTGCCCTGTTTGGATTTGATAAGCAGCTACAACCGCTGCGCCACCCCCGCCCGTATCACTAGCGTTGGCTAGTACAGGAGCACCTGGGGTATTAACAAAAGATACCGCCCGTGCTTGGATACTGTAGCTGTTGGCGCTGATATAAGCGATTTGATACTCTTGGTTAAGGATAGCGGCAGTAATATTGCCGCCTAAGCTAACCGCCCCACTAAACGTAACAAAGTCACCATCAGCACAGCCGTGGTTTACGTCGGTTACTACAATCGTAGCTGAGCCTGCCGTCGCAGCAAAGGGGTTCCCTGTAGCAGGGGGCTGTGGCCCAAGCATAGGGTTTACTGTTTTACGGATTGGGGTAATGTCGTTGTAGCCACCCCCTTTTTCAAGGTAAAACTTAAGGTTTGTTCCAACCCCAATTAAGTTATCCGCACTAAGCGTTACCCAATTCCAAAGGGATCGGCATGTTCCTAAAAATTGGCTAGGAGTAACTACTACCCAACCACCAATCTTTTGGGGCATACCCGAGCGAAAGCGAATCTTATCGCACTCAAAATAACCACCCTCACCGGTGTAGTTAGTGACTTCTTTGTTAATTCCAGGGCGAAACTGTAGTTTAGATAGTGGCATCTGCCATCCTTAAGGCTTCATCTCTTACTTCGTTTACACGGCGTTCCCAGCCTTTGCCAAACGTTTCAAAGGTCTTAAGTGATTTTAAGAAGTCTAAGCGTTTTTCACAATACTCTTTAACCAAGGTATTGGATACGTCCCCTTGGAATTGATTTACGGCAGCCATAGTAAGGCTGCCAAAACCACCGTCAGGATTAACCCCAACACAACTCTGTAAAAACTTAATAGCACGCCCTGCCCCTGAGTTAACAGCGCAGTCAAAAACAACATAGTCAAGACCAGATACAAGCTCATCAGCTCGGCAAGCATCCCAGTATTTCTTTCTATATAACGGTGCTACGGCTTCTGGAGTAAGCTCTCGCATTGTTTTTTCAGTAACTTCATGCCCTACCCACGCCTCGTAGACCGCCTTGGTAACACCAAGGTTAGTCATGCCACCTGGGTCTTTTGGGTGATTTACGAAGCCTCCCTCGTGTTTTAACAGGTTTTTTAAGCAGCTCTCAAAATTATTTTGCATCTTTTTTAGCTTTCATGTCCATGATTTTTTCCAAGGTCCTGCCGCCAAAGTAAAACGACATAATTAACATGCCCCATTGTCCAAGTAATTCTACATACTTCTCGTTGGCGTTGGAGCCAAAAGCAGACATCATGGCAAAAATAAAGTAGGCACCCAGAATAAAGATTAGGGTCATAGGGCGGATGTTCTTGGATAACCAAGAATCGCTGCTCATATCCGCTTCTTGGCGCTTGGTCAGTTCTTGGGCTTCAATGTTATCGGCATTCAGTTCAGCTAGGCGCCCTTCTTGTTGCATCTTTAAAAGTTCTTGCTGGGCCTTGGCCTTGGCTTCTGGATCGGGGATAAACTTATCTAGGATTTTCATCCCAACGTCTACGATTGCGGTTAATGGAAACATTATTTACTCCCCCATACGATATACCATGAAATCCAAGCAGCTACTAAAAAACACCAAAACTGCACCCAACGGACTTTAGCCAGCTCAGCGTCAAAGTATTCTTTGTCGGCCTTTTCTAGCTTCTCGATTTGGGTTTTAATATCTAACAATTTTTGCCACTCTTTAGTTCCGTACTGCTTGATAAAATCAATCCGTAACTTGTAGTCCTCATCCGAAATCTTCTTCTGGTGCTTATACTCCTCAAGCGCTTTAAAGATTGCTCGCTCTTTTTTTAGCTCCGCTTCTCGCCGCTCACGGATTTTTGCATTCGCTCGCTGCCTTGCTACATCTACCGCTTCCTTCTGAACATCCTCGATGTTCTTGGCGATCTCTTTCCCGGCTTCTCGCCCAGTTTTAAACCCTTCGCTGATGCCCTTGGCACCAGCCGCCAATCCGAGTTCGTCTGCCATAGCTCACTTGATTGCACCTATGGTTTGAGGCGGTTAGCCTGTTCGACCTTGAACGCTTCATAGGCAGCCTTGACTTCAGGTGTCCATGCGGCATTAGCAATATCTTTTACTTTTTGTTCTTGGTCGCTAATATCCATATCAGGAGTTCATACCCAACGATGGAATG